ACATTTCTTTGTTACTAATAATGCTACCAATATTGAGACTCAGTTATTGCCTAACAAATTAGATTTTTATACATTAAATACTTCTGGATATCCAACAACTAATCAATTTATTATGGATAATGTTCAAGCTCCAGGTGGATATTCCTATTATTATACAGTTATTTCTCAATATGAAACAATAGCAACTGGATTTGATGGTTATATTGGAAGAGATCCCTCAACTAATTATAAAGGTGTATTTAGTTCTCCCTCTACAATGTTTGATTCTTCTTATGTTGGTAAAGAATTAAAGATTATTGATGCGGTAAATACAGCCAACATCGCAACTTACATTATAAATTCAGTTTCTGGTGGCAAATTATACGTTCAAGTTTCTGGAACATCACCATATTTTACAGACTTTACTAATGAAGTATCAGGTGTAGCCTTTGAAGTGATTGATACTTCAACTGAACTTCCAGTAACAGGCGGTTCTGCGGTAGATGGTTATGTAACGAAATTAGTTGGAACTGCAACTGGAACTTTCGGTAGCCTTTCAATTGATTTTTCATCTTTACCAGGAAATATTTTAACTAGAAGGCTTCAAATTAATGGTTCAACATATAATAATGGATTATATGACATTACTGCTTATGATTCATTAAATAATGTTTTAACAATAAGAAAAGCAGTTGTTAGTGAATCTAATATGAGATATGAAGTTTTGGATATTTCGGATTCAAGCCAATATGTAGTATTAAATAAGAATATAGTTCCAGACACATATAGATTACGCATTACAGTAATTGATCACAAAGAAGCTTCTTTCTATGATGCTGGATGGATTAATGCTTTAGCCTCACTAGAAACAGTTGAATGTGATATCGTGGTCCCGCTTCCAAAACAAACTATTTCAGTTATTTTCCAAAATACATTAGCTCATTGTAAATCAATGTCTAATATTAGAAATAGAAAAGAACGTGTAATGTTTATTGGAGCGATTTCTGGACTTACTCCAGCAAATCTTACTGGAGCCACACCTGCTGCTGTTGAAGATATTGGAATACTTGAAGGAATTCAGGGCGATTCAATTACAGAAGTTCTATCAGGCAACGTTGAAGATTTAGCCGATTATTCAGTTTCAAATGCATATGGGAATACCTTCAGATGTGTTTATTTCTATCCAGATCAGATTGTGGTTCAAGCTGGAACTGAAAATGTTATGATTGATGGTATCTATATTGCTCCTGCTGCAGCTGGATTCTTATCGGCAAGTGTTAGAATTGAAAATCCATTAACAAATAAGACATTATCTGGTTTCTCAATTCTTAGAAACAAGCAATTTTCAACTCAAACACTTGAACAGTTGGCACAAGCAGGTGTCACAGTATTACAACCAGTATCCGGTGGTGGAAGAGTTATTTGGGGAATTACAACCAGCCAAAGTGGATATCCAGAAGAACAAGAAATCTCTATTGTATTTATTAGAGATCGGTTATCAAAGGTTCTTCGCGCTGGATTCCAAGGATATATTGGAAATCCTGAAACCTTGGATACACCCTCAATTCTTAATACAAGAGCCGTTGTATTAATGAACTCTTTCGTTTCTCAAGGTTTGATTACAGCTTATAAAGATATTGTAGTTAAACAGGATGAAATGGATCCAAGGCAGTACAATGTAAGCGTGCACGCACAGCCCTCGTATCCTTTAAATTGGGTGTATATAAAGGTAGCATTAGGTCAGTTTTAATAAGTAAAAATAATACATAATAATAAGGTTTTGATTTTTGTGATGGAGATTTAAATGGCATTAGCACCAAATACGCAATCTACTTTAACATTTGATACTGATAAAAATAGAACCAGTACCTCTATTTCCACAAATATCTTAATCATGGTTGGTAATACGGCTGTTGGAGCCATTCAATCATTATCGGTATCTGAAAAGAAAGCCGTTAAAATGATTGATGAAGTTGGAACGGATGGTCACATTGATTCTGTTCCCAATTCATCAGCAAATATTGGCGGCAACTGTACTAGAGTAAGATTTGATAGGCTTCGAATTTCAGAAGCCTTTGGAAGAGGATTTTTACATGTTGCGGCTCAAGCCTATCCATTTGATATTGTGATAATTGATAGACAAAAGAAAGACCAAGGAAGTCAAATTTCTACAGTTATTAAAAATGTATGGATTACTGGAATTGATTATAATTACCAAGCAAATGACTGGGTAATTGTTGATACGATGACTTGGGAAGCCGAGCATATTTATAGCTTTCTTAATGGTGGTAATAATGCTGCTACTGGCGGTGAAAGACAAATTCCAATTAATAAGATTGATATTGAGCAGGAAACAGATAGAGGAGCTAATGGTCGTAGAGGTTCTCTTGATGCTTCAGGTCTTATTGATATCGGGTCAAGCGGAGATCTTTTTTAAAACCTCATTTAATTAGTTAAACAAAATTAAAGGCTTGCTATATAAGATATAGCAAGCTTTTTTCATTAAATGGAGTTTAATTATGCCAAGCTTTGATTCTCCCATTGGTAGCAAGAAATTTTCAGGTCAACAATTTAAACAATTAGAAGTTCCAGATGAATCGCAGGAACTTTCTCCTCTTGATAAAGTAAATCAGCAAAGAGCCGAGTTTTTTAATCAAGCTAATTATCAGAATTTAGAAGAAGAGGAGAAAAGAATGGAAGTTGATCCCGTTGAGTTTGAAATGCAAATAAAAGCCGCGAGGGCAGCTAAAGAAGCCAAAAGAATGGGTAAAGATAGGTTATCGGATAGCGCCAAAAGAAGAATTGAGATATTAATTGGTATGAGTAGGGTAACTCGCACAGTTGAAGTGGGTGGTAATTCATATTCTTTTCAATCATTAAAATCCAAAGAGATGAGAGAAGCAATTGTAGCTGCAGCTGAATTTGATGGAACTGTACATGGACCATTTGAGATGAGGCGACAATTTTTAGCTAGGTCATTAACACATGTAGCTGGATTGGAGTTTGAGCAGTTTATTGGAACAGATTCTTTAGAAACTAAGTTGGCATTTATGGATGAGTTAGATCATTCTTTGTTGAACAGATTATATGATGAATATATAGAATTAACAAATGAAGTTAAGAGCAAATATTCTATCAATAATGAGGTTGAGGCAAAGGAGGTTGTGGACGACTTAAAAAAATCATAAATGAACCGGAGCATAGATTTATCTGGTATTTATGTAAGAAGTTTAATAAGTTGCCAGATGATCCATTGATTGTAGAGATGGATCCGGTTCAGAAGCATTGGATGTTCGAAAATTGGCTTGAAGACATAAGAGACTCATCGGAGCTAGCAAAGAATCATGCATATTTGTTAGCATCATTTTCTCATCCCGAGCAAGTGAAAAGAATGATGGGAGAAGGTATTGAAACCCATCAATCAACTGATGAAGAGTTTGAAGAATCAATGAGAATGGTTGGAGAGATAAACAGCAAGAAAGAGAATCAAAAAATTAAGACAAAGAAAAGAAGGCATTTGAGGTAATTTTTTATGGCTACTAAAGATCTAACTAACACTTTAGCACAAACCGAAGCTGATCAAAAAGCTGCGCAAGCTAAAGATGAAAAAGCTGAAGCCACCAAAAAAGATACAAAAGCTACAGAAGAAAATACAAAAGAAAAAGAAAAAGCAATAAGAGCTGCCACTGAAGAAACTGAAGCAATTATTCATACAAAATTATCTATGGATTTATTAACCAATTCTGTTAGTGATGCAAGCGATGCTTTAAAAAGATGGTATTCAAATGTAAAAAATTCTGGCACAACTGATCTTACAAAAGAATTATCATTAGTGGCTACTGGTATTTTTGGCGCCAAAGAAGCGTTTCAAAGTTTAGATTCATTTAAACCAACTGGTATTGTAACATTTGGGCAACAATTTAAAGGTGTTATTGCTCAAATGAAAGATATACGTGAAAATGCGCCGGCTGGCGTTGCCATTGATTTTCTATCAAATAGCTTTAAAAAATTAGGAATGGTTATTCCAGAAGATAAATTAACAAAAGCAGTAGAAATAGGACGCTCCTTTGGATTAAGCCCCGTAGAAGCATTGAAGAGATTTGCTGGTGCAGTTATTAATAGTGCAGATAATGCGGTTAAGTTAGAAGCTGGTATTATTAATCTTGCAGCAAAAACTGGTGATTTAGGAAATGTATATAAAGAAGCTGGTGCAAATTTAAGTGATATGAATACTTTGATTCAAGCGCATTCTAATTTAATGGCTTCAGCGGTTAGTGTTACTCATTTATCAGCAGAAGAGGTTTCTAAATATTATGAAAATTTGGGAGCAATACCTGGCGCATTAAAAGAATTAAATGTTGAAACTGGAACATCTATTGGAAAAACCAATTTATTAACCGCATCAATAATGCTTGCAACAGGTACTGGAAGAAAACACGAAGAAGTTACAGAGACAATGAGGGCAGGATTTAGATCTCTTAATCTTACCGGTGAAGAATCAGCAAAATTATTTGCAAGAATGTCAAAATTATCACAAGATAATCAAATTGAATTTGAGGATGTAAAAAAAGCAATCATAGATACTGAAAGTGCTTTTAAAACTTTTGGATTAGGAATCGAAGCTAGAAATACATTAATTAAAGAATCATCTAATTTATTAGACACTTATGTTGGAGCATTGAAAAAGACAGGTGTTAGCGCAAGTACAGCAACAGAAATGATGGGCGACCTAATTAATAAAGTTAAAGGACTTGATACGGCTCAAAAGGCATTTATTTCAGCTCAAACTGGTGGTCCCGGTCAATTAATGGGAGCCTTCCAGATTGAAAAAGATTTAAAAGAAGGAAAAATTGGTAAAGTATTTGAAAAAGTAAGAAAAACTATGGAAAAACAATTTGGGAAAATTGTTACTATAGAAGAAGCTGCAATGAGTCCTCAAGCTGCAGCACAATTAACTAAACAAAGAATGATGCTTCAACAAGGTCAATTCGGATTGGCAAGAGGTCCAGAAGAAGCTTCAAGAATATTGGAGATGTTTAAATCAACAGCTGGAAAACCAATTGAATCTAAAACTTTAGATAGTTCATTTAAAGAAATGATGAATATGGGAAATGTAAGACAGAAACAGACAATGACCCCAATAAGTAAGATGTTATCATTATTAGAAAGCACTCAATTAACTGTTCAAGTTGGTAATTTAGATTTATTTCAACAAACAATGACTGCTGGATCTGGTAGAGTTAGGACTGATGAAAATGCAATGGCATTACAACCTTTAGTTAGTGGGATTGAGCAGCAAAGATCAAAATCGGCAAAATTTGGTACAGAAATTCAAATGACCGACATTGCTAGCAAACCAGATGAAACTGGTAAATCCATGGTTAATTCTCTTAAAGGATTTGATGATTTAATAAAACAAAGTTCAAAAGATGTTAAATCAGTTTTAAAAGGTTTTGAAACCGCTTTTAATAAAAAAGATAAATCTGGAATGGAAAAACCTGTTAAAGAATATATGGATGAATTAAAACAAAGAGAAGCGGAAGCAAATAAAAATACAAGTAAAGCAGAAAGAGAATCGCAATTAAAACAAATAAATTTAGATAGAGAAAACTTAAAAAAAGGTGTTGATGCAATTTTTGCGGAAAAAAATAAAAAGAAACTTGCGCCTACAGAACTTAAGGATCTTAATGCTGAAAAATTAGGAATATCACAGATGATAACTGCAGAAGAACCTATAACTGCACCTCCAGCTACTCCCACCATGCCCGCAAGAAGAACAAGACTGCCAATAGCACCCCGCGCTCCAGGTACAGGTGCTGCTACCGCTCAACCAGTGGCTACAGCCTCACGTAGAGTTGTTGATTCGGCTGCTCAAGAAAGAGCTCAAGCAGCCGCAGGAAGAGGTGTTAATCAACCAACTGTAGAAACACAAAAACATGAGGTTTTAGTTACAGGTTGGTGTTTAAAGTGCAAGCAAGAGATAGAGTCCGTTGGAGAAACATCTAAACTTGTTAATCCAACAGGAACTCCTTCAGGTTCTGAATAATTAGGTAACTTATATGTCAATCAACGATCTTACTTCTGCTCAAAATTCATTAAATAAAGCGCAAACAAAGCTTAATAACAATAGTTTATTAAATACTGAATATCAAAATAAATATAAATCAGATGGATTTACAGCTCCAACTATGCCAGCAGCAGATGGTAATGGGCTGCCATATTCAAAAGTTCCAGACAATAAA